GCTCACTATCGTGGTCAATACCATAGGGAATATAGCTCTAAGTTTCTCAGTTTTTGGGTATAAAGACATAGCTGTTAGCTTCTGGAAAGGAGATGATAGCGGGTGTTTATGCAGAGGATGTGAGATAACTACTAGAGGGGCAAATTTACTAAAATTGACCGGACACAAAACTAAACTACACAGTTACGATGTTGGAGAATTCGCAGGTTATGTTATTACTAGTGCAGGGTTATTCCCTGATGTTGTTAGACAAACTGCGAAATTTTTAGGGAAGGAATACAGAAATGAAGAACATTTCAATGAAGTATTAGCTGGTGTCAAAACTCGTGTTGCGGTAGTCAAAAATGAATATCAAAAAAGATTAGGATCATTAGCTTTAACAACTTTTTATCACAATTTAACATATGGTGACGTTAATATTCTTTTTGATTTCTTAAGTAATGCTAATGATATCACATATAATGATTTGATCGAGTATAAGAGAGAAACTCTTATACCGGATGGTAAATAGTCATTTCTTACAGATAGGTTTTTAACGTGTCAATTGTTTTAAGTAGCTTTTGACGCATTTGATTTCTACTAATTTTCAAAATTTAACCAGACTTACGTTATCAAGTTTTTCAACTTACAATTATAATGTCACATTTAGAGCATATTGCCGAAACATTTTTGTTCAAAACATTTAATTTTAATAATAAGGAGTTTTTTGGATGTATTAACAACTACATACATCGTTATCATGGTGATTTTCTTCTAACTAAATCACAAGGAGGTTTTTACGGTATTAAAATAGCCAACGCTAGGTTAATGAGGAATATAACTGATGATGAATCAATTTATGTTCACCGTGTCATTGTAACATCTTGGACTGAATGTGAGAAGATCGTTAAAGGTCTTCATTGCACGTACAAACGATTTCAATCATGGAATGACGCTGTTGACTATTGTACTAATTAATTTTTCCTCCTTAATTTTTCTCCTACATTCTTTTATTTAACGTGTCAATTCGTGTTACTTGAGTTGACCTTTTAATTTAAATTTAACTTTAAACTTTAATCTAATTATTTAAATAAATAAATCATGTCCCTAATTGAAAAAGCTATGGCTGCCAATTCTAAGAGCGGCAAGCAATGGTTAATTAAGTACTTGCACCCACCCGCAATTTTATCAGCGGCCTATGAAGGTTATCCTGATACGTCTAACACACCGTTAATAAAATGTGAGTGGCGTTTGAATACTGAAATTGACCCGTTCCTCGACAATCCACAAGGAACTTTCGATTGCATATACCTAGATTCACCAGGTTTATTTTACCCGCATTTTAGATTCACATCACCAAACGCAGTCCTACCAACAAGAATAGAAAGCCTAGTGCTAAATGATCAAGTTAATAAATCAGATATCACTCTAGGTTTTTCAAGACAAAGATTAGCCTATCGATCCACCACGTATTATCTTGACTCTAATGCATTCAATTCACAAGGAAGAGTTTATTCATGTCAATATAACCCATCACAGTTTGAGCTTGATGTTACTACGTTCACAAGATTATTGATGGAAATTTACGATGAGGAAATATTTACCATGAATGTTGACGAAAGTATTGAGTTGAATTGGAACAGCGATAAAACTGTTCTGGTTTTGAATTTTTACAAGATGTGCGTGGTCGTCTACGGAGAACCTGCC